TGTATGTTGTAGCCATGTAATCATTTAACTCAGCTTCAGTTAAATTAGGATTATCTAATCTTAGATACTCCTTTAAGACTGCATCATCAGACACGTTGGATAAATCAACAGTTTGAGTGTTTAGGTAATCTTGAACTGTACGACCAGTGTTTTTAACATACTCATTAATAACTCGTAGCTGATCGCTAGCAAAGTCTTCATAGTCTGCTTCTTCATTTGTCGTGTTAAGATCATCAAATGATGTTAGGTCTCGCCCAAGCTTTTCGCTAAGGTATTGTAAGACAACTTCGTCATCACTGATTTCCTCACCCTCTTGCTGTTGACTAACTTGAGATTCATCAACGTTAGTCTCCTCAGTATTTAAAGAACTCTCTTGTGTTAAATCTACAACGTTGGAAGGTTCCTGCGTTGTAGGTTGAGACTCAGCTGGTTGGTTTTCATCACCAGTTAAGTCTACAATATTATTTTGTTGGTTTTGTGGTTGAACAACCTCTCCACCAAGTTTACTTAATAAGTCTTCTCTTATATCCATTGTCTTAAATTTAATTTATGTTAATTTCGCAAATATAATTTTTTTTATATTAATATCAAACTATTGAGATATGTTTTGTTCTTCGCCTAAAGGTCCTCTACGATCTTTTCTCTGTTCTATAAGTTGAGATTGATTCATAGCAGACTGTTCTTGAATAGCCTTGCGAACCTCTCCTTGAACAGAAGCAGCACCCTCTTTACCTAAGTTACCTAACTCTATCTCTCTTAATCTTCTCTCGTGTTGAGATTGTTCAAACTGTTCTTTTAGTTGAAACTCTAATTGCTTTAGCTGCATCTCTGCTTGATTCTTAGCTTGAATACGTGCTTGTTCCATTTGAACCTCAGCCTGCATTTCTTGCTGTCTTAGCTGTGCAGCCTGCTGTGCTGACTGTTGTTGCATCATAGCGTTTTGCTCTGAAGCTTGTCTTGCTTGAGCTTGCTGCTCTTCTTGATATTTAGTTCTACGAAGAATAAGCATCTGATTAGCCATCTTAATATTTCTAATAGAACGTATCATTATAGCATCTTCAAGTCTAAGTTCTTTTTGAGCTAAAGAAACTTGAATGTTTTGCTCCATCATTTGTCTCTCCTCCTCACTAGGTGCAACCTCTAGAGTTATACCAAACTCATGTATAGACATCTTTTTCATCATATCTATACTGTGCATTGCAGTGTCGCCTATGACATTGCTATACATATTATGTAAACCTTTATAATTTAAAAGATCTTGCATTCTCATAGATATACACTGAGAAGTTCTCTTTGTAACATTTAAGTAAGCATCATTTACATCTCTTGTAGCGTTATTAGATGCTAATAAAGCTAGCTTTTGAACACCTACAAGTGCTTCGCTAGATGGTTGAGAAGCATCTCGTGCTTCATTAACACCAGTCACATCACGAATCATCTGTAGATTATGATTATAAACATTTATTAAAGTTCCAAAATCTCTACCTATACCATTTTCTAACTCAGCAATAGGTACTGCACCCGTCATATTACCTTCATCATCTATACGTCTATAGTATATATTACCAGTCTGATCGTATATCTCTTGAAGCTCTAAAGGAGTAAACGTACCACCATCACCTTTTGATACGTTCTCTAAAGAACCTATCTCAAAGGCTGCACCCTTAGGTCTAGCCTTCGCAAGAACATGTTGTATTTTAAGGTGAGCTAATTGTATCTGATCAGCAAAAGGAATCATTCTATCAACCAAAGATTTACTCTTCATCTTATAGAGATTAGGTTGATATATAATATATGATAAATTAGTCTCTGATAAATTAGATTTAGATCTAGGCATGTTTTCCATCATACCATAATTAAATATATAATCTGTATTTATTATATACTTACCAGTGTAAACTACCTTTACTGAAGATCCTATATTTTCTCTTTTAGTTTTTGATTTTTTAGGAGCCTTATAATTAGAAGGTTTTTTATTTACAGAAAAACCACCAAACTTATTTTCTTTCTTCTCGTAATTTAAAGAGTGACTTGTAATAAACTCAGCGTCTAAAACATTAACACTAAACTTATCGTAATCATAAGTTTCATTACCATTATCATAATAAGCTCTATCACCATAAGTCATAGGGTTATTGTTTTTACCTGCATACTCTTTAGCTATCTTTTGATAATCATCTTCACTAAACTGATCTCCAGCTTGCTGCTTAAGGTCAGCTATAGTCATAGAATAAATCTCACCCGCATGCCTAACGTTTTTATAGTCAGGCTTTGATGAATATGAAGTAATAAGATTGGCAGGGTCAACGTGTCTAATTGTAACACCCCTAGAAGGAGATAGTTCAATTTTAGAAGAACATAAGCCTAAAACAACTAAATCACGAATCATTAATCTTTTAACTTCATCGTAATCGTTTATATCTAAAGTATATTCTATTGCCTTCTCTAACGCTATCTCTACATTTTGTTTGTAGTTTATAGCCATAAACATATCTATCTCTTCAGAGCTTTTAGCAACAAAACCTTTAGGAGCAAGAGGTATACCAGTTTGATCTTCTAGACCTTCTACAAAGTCTTTAGTAATCATATCAGCATACATCTGCTTTTTCTTATTTAATCTTTCTTCTGCAGCTATAGGGTCTATAGATTTGGCTTTTATATCGTACTCCTGATTAACCATACCATTAACTATAACGTCAACAAACTTTGGTATTATTGATACTGGAGTAAAATCTATATTAAGATAAGCAGTATCACCTTGTACGTCTAATAGGTCTTTATACTTACCTATGTCCTGACTACCCTCAGCGTATGCTCTATTTCTAGAATACCTTATCTTTCTATCTCTATGGTAGACATCTGAATTTTTACTATGATCATAATACATAGCCTTAAAGTAATCAAGACCATACTTAATATCAGCTTTCTCTTCATTCGTAGCTAACGGAGAAGGATAGCCATTTAACTTATCTTTTGTATTATTATACATCATGCCTTAATACTTCTTCTATACATCCCCTTAACATTATATTATTTTACTATAGGATGTGTTTTTTTTATTTCTTTTTTAGGTTTTATATATTTCTGTGACGCTAGAAGTGCCAATGATGAAGATATACTAGCATCGTACTTTGTTCTATTATCTATTTCAAATCTACTCCAATCATCTAAAAGCGTGTTAAAATAACATCTACCAATCTCTCCAGTGTCTGCATTATAACCAACGTGGTCATATATATATGTTGCTATAGCTTCTGCCTGAGCATTTATTACTGCAGCACCTGATCCAGGTATTCCTTTTGTCTTTTGCTTTCCTCTACTCCACTCTGTGTGCGTCATATCTGGTCTATCCATTAAATACTCATAGTATCCTCTGTTTTCAAAATACTTTAGTATTCCTACTTTATTATTCTCTACCAGTATCTGACAACCATAAAACACACACATCTTAATCATGTCTTCGTAAAATATCTCAGCTTTAGGAGGTCTATTAATGTACTCACACACAAACTGCATAGACGCATCACTTGCCATACTAAACTTATGGAATACATGAGCAGCAGCATCAGACCTTCTACCATCCGTAGTGGTATCATGATCATAAGGGTCACATCCTGCAACCAAAGCATCTGATTTACCAGGGAACTTTTTGCTATACCTAGATGTAATAACATTTTGGTTTTGAAGCTCTGGAACCCAAGTAATCTCCCACTTACCTTTTCTGTGAGGTATCCATATAACCTCGCTGTCTTGTACGCCATTTTTCCAAACAAACTCTCCTTTTGTTGTAGGAGTATTATTAACTTCGTTATAATCCATCTGCTGATAAATCCTTTCGACATCAAATATACAACTTTGTGTGTCATTTCTAAACGCTTCCTCTACAGTAAATGGAAACTGACGTTTAAACTCTGATAATGCTGTTGTATCACCTTTTAAAGCATCTCTTCTATTCTGTATGTAATCTCTAGCACCAGTGTCAATATACATATCATCAATACCCATTACAGGCTTATCAGGAGTGTCTATAACACTATATCCATACTCATCTATAAAACCTTCAAGATTATCATAAGCAGGTATAAATAATTTATATAAACCACTTTTAGTTCTACCATTAAGGTCTTTTTCACCCATATCAGAATCATAGAATATATCTTTAAACTCTGCACCACCATCCTGTTGTTTATTAGCAGTAGAACCCATCATACACTTTCCTACAACCTTTCTACCCAGTAGTAAACAAGTTTGAGTTACACCCCAATTCTTTTTTATAGAGTTTTGACCTGTCCACTTACCAGCCTCGTCATGTACTAGAAGTTTAAGCTTCATACCATCATAACTATTATCAGCAGTATTTTTCCAATCTATTATAGAGTTAAGTGCTTCAGACTTTTCTATATGCTTTTGGTTTTTTGTAATCTTTTTTGCAGGTTCTCTAAATGCTAACTCTACACGTGGATTACTAGAACCATCTTGTATGGGCTGAAAAAAGAACGGGTAGTTTCTATATATACGAACCACCTTATCTGTAAACATAGTTTTAGCATCAGCACCAGTTTTAGAAAGTAAACCAAAGTTACTATCGTAAACTTGAGTAGCTTGATTAACTATTTCACTACTAGCCATGTAAGAAAAACCACTACGTCTGTTTTTAAGAAAACACATACCGTATGAGTTCTTATCGTTTTTACACGCTTCCCAAAAAATAAAGAACGTTCTGTTAGCATCCCTGTAATCAGGATAACCAACATCTATTTTAGCCCACTGAAGAAACATATAATGAGACCCAGTGATATAAGTAGGAACACCATTGTTATAAAACCACAAACCATCTCTTCTTCTTCTAAACTCTTCATCTATATAGTCTACATAATCTGTAGCGTTCTCCCTTGTTAACCCCTTTGGTATATCCTGTCTAACCCATCTTTGTTCCTTTTTAGGCAGGTTATGATATAGTATATCTTTTTTATATCTAGGCTTTTTAGGCAAAACTATTTTTAAGTTATCAAACTCTAGTATTTCACCATCACTTTCTTTGCTAAGATATATTATATCATTTTTTTGCATACCGTTCAGCAAAAGATCCTTTAAAATCTTTTTTCTCTTCTATTAAGGATTCTCCTTCCTTGATTCTATCTTCAAGGTTTTTTATTCCTAAAAGAATTTCTTGACAGTCCTCAAAGCATTCTCGTTTTGCTTTTATAGCTTGCCTTCTTTTAGCATCATCTTCTTCTATTAAAGGTTTGCCTATTTCTTCTATAAGAAGATCTACAGCTCCTTTACTTGCTTCTATTAACTTCTCTAAAGTCTTTAGAGCATAATCTCTATTCTGCTCCTTCATAAACTGCTAAGACATCAAAGTTACGCATGCGAAGAAGTTTTTGTCCATCTATATCCATGTCATATTCAGAGTTTTCACTCCACATAACTCTATCACCCTCACTCACACCCTGATCTTTCATCCAGTCATTTATTATAACTGCTTTTCCATGAAGTTCTACTTCAGATGCTGAAGTTTCTAGAAATATTCCAGACTCAGATTTTTCTGGTTCTTTCATCTCTTGCTCCATAAAATTCCATACCCCTACAGGAATATAATCTTCTCCTCTTTTAATAAGGTATATCTGCTCTGCAAAAGCTTGATATATATTATCCTTATCAGCATGCTCAACATAATTTGTATCTGTTGCTACAAAATGATGAAACCAAACTTTATCACC